ACTCCGCCAAATCCGGGTCGGCCAGGATTGTGGCGAAGGCATCATCCCAGGCGGTCATGATCAGGTGCGCTTGGCCAAGCAGCTAATGCTGACGTTGTAACTTGCGCCAGCACCAACCAGCACAAGGTTCGCCCTGATGAAGCCGCGCGTAGCGCCAATGTTAAATGGCAGACGCCGGATTTCCGCGCCAGATGTCATAACTGGAAACGCTCCGCCAGGCACATCAGCCCAGCCGGTTGATCCATCAGCGCTATCTTGGAGTTTTACCGTTAGCGTGCCGGCGACGCCAGCAAACGCCGCCATGATGGCAGTGGCAACGCCGGTATAGGTCCGAACATCCTGCGCGGCAGTTAAACCCTCACCTTCACCCAACACACCGGGCAGCCTCAAAATCAGCAAATCGCAGGCCCCATTGGGATCTTGCAGCGCCGTCATGGCATCACCCTTCCAGCGGTGTATCCACCGCGATTTCTGCCTTACCCGCGCTGACCAATAGGCGCGAAAGGGCAGCCGGCACTTCCAGAATCTTGCCCACTTCATGAATTTCATGGGCGGCGGAAAACTGACGAAGAACGCGCACACGCACGCCATCCGCCAGCACCGGCGCTGAAGCGGCGGGGGCTTCTGCCCCCGCCACCAGCGCCGCGGCCTCATTGGCCTTCGGCATCAGGTGATCGCCGTGGAGTAGCTGAAGGCGGCCGCGTAGCGGACACCAATGTCAACCGTGTAGAAGGCGCGCACCCCGGAAATGCCCGCCGCGAAATTTGCATACGGGTTCACATCCAGTTCAAGCGCACCCCATTCACCAATGACAAGCTGGCTGAAATCGCCAAACAGCATGCGGCTGGCAGCGATTTGCGTGGAAGACATGGCAGGGAAGCCCGCCACGCGGCCATCCATTAGGCCACCTTCCCAAAGCGGCGTGTCAGTATTGGTGAAGCGCGACCGCCCAGCCAACAACGCAGCCACCGCAGGGGTGGTGACGTAGCCTGCGGTGCCCGGGTTCACCAGCGCATTCGCCGCCAGCGCATCGGTCTGGAATTTTAGCACGCCCGCGTAAGCAAGCGTTGTGCCGGTCACGCTACCAATGCCCGCCGTGCCCACAATGCCAAGCGGCTGGCCGCTGGCACCGGAACCATTGATGGCCGCGTTATCCACCGCCAGCGCCACCACTGCGGCCAGATCATTCATCACAATCTGTTCGGCGGAAGGCGAAGACTGCAGCATCAACTGACGGCTGATTTCGGTATAGGCCGCCACGTTTTTCGGGCTGAGCGCCATCTGACCGAAGGTCTGATCGCTTTCAGAAGCCGCCGTGGTTTCGTTTGCCAACCAGGCCGCCGTGGCAGCGCCGGTCTGCGTCGGCACGGTCACGTTGCCAACCAGGCCGGTCATGCGCGTGGCGCCCATCCGCATCGCCACACTGCGCGCGCGCAGGATTTCGATGAAGGACATATTTTCAGTGGCCACCAAGCGGCCACCGGCGGCGGCCGTCACGGCAGAAAGATCGCGCTTCTGGATATCAAGCGGCACGAAGAAGCTGCGCTTGCCCTGCTTGGTGCCGAAGCGCTTGGAAAGTTCCTTATGCGCTTCAAGTTCCAGGCCGGCTTCCGACCAATCATTTTCACGCGCGGCATTCAAGGCGCGGAACAGGCTGTAGCGTTGCACTTCCTTGTGCGTCATGTCCAGCATGGCGGGCGCGACGCCAAGCGGCTTGGCCTGGCCCTGGCGCGCCATCAGCACCTTGCCGCGGAACAATTCGATGCTATCACCGCTCAGCACGGCATCCACACCAAGTTCCTGCACATTGGCCAGTTTGGCCAAATCCATGATTTCCTTCTGGCGGCGGGCTTCAGCCGCGCCATCATCAGCCCGCGCGGCGGGCTGTTCCTTAACTTCCGGGTCCATGCCGGTCTCCTGCTTTTTGGGTTGCGGTTCAACAGAAGCCGGCGCTTCACGCCCCACACCCACGGTCATGTCGGCGGGGATTGACACCAGGCTTACTTCAAGCGGACGCCACCGCACCGCGCGATAGGTTGCGGGCTCCCCTTTCTTCGCGGGTTCTTCGCGAATATCCAGAAGCTCATAACCGACCGACACATTGGTGCGGATGCCATCCGCCACATCGCGCATCACTTCTTCAGCCAGCGCGCTTCTTCCGAAGCGCACCAAAGCCCGGGCTTTCCGGTCTTCGCCGAGGGTGACGCTTTCAACAACGCCCACCACCTGGCGGGCATCGTGATCCAACAGCAGCGGCGCAGTGCCGCCACCAATCCAGCCACGGTCCATCTCATTTTCCGCGTGGCCCAGAATTTCAATGCCCCAGGACCGCTCCACCGGCGCTTCAGATGAAAACGCCAGTTCGATGCTGCGCGTTTCCTCATTCAGCGTGGCGGGTTCAAAGTTCGCGGCACGCGATGCGCGGCGTTCCGCGCCCTTGGGGAATTTCATGGGTCAATCATCCTCATCATCTGCATCGGGTTCGGCTGGCCGGGCTGGCGGCGGGCTGGCGGGCTGGATCAGATCACCCATCAGCGCCTTTTCTGCCTGCAATTCGGCCACCGTTTCAGCGAAATCACCGCCCTGCGCCGCCACTGTGGCGGTACGGCTGGCGATACCCAGGCCCACGGCTTTTTCGACCGCGGCCACTTCCTTCATCGGGTCAACCCATTGCCAGCCACGCGGCACAAAGCGCGGTGCGTCGAATTTCCACATTTTACCGGCAGGCAGGCCAATGGCGCCCGTGATTAGCGCTTCACGCAGCCAGGCGGTGAAGACCGGCTCACACAAGCCACTGATCATCCAGTGCTGCAGCGTGCGGAATTCATCGCGATCTTCCAGCGCGGTGTGCCGCAGGCCGGAGTAATTCATATTCTCCGCGTCATTCGCGAAGGCATTGTAAGAAACACCTGCACCGGACGCGACCGGGCGGAGCATTGCCGCCACGAAGTCCTTGAACGCCGCATTGGGATGCTGAGGGTCAAACTGCTGAAAATCCACGCCCTTGGGCAGCAGTTCGAAGGTGCCTGCGCTGGCTTCCTGCACCAGCGCGCCATCACTTTCCAATTCGCCATCCGGTTCCGCATCCGCATCAATGCGGTAGAAGCCCATTTTGGCGGCGGCTACGCGCGCGGCAGTCAATTCCGCTTCGCCATAGCCATCCAGCATCGCCAGCGCGCGAATGCCATTGCTGATCCAGGGCACACCCCTGATCTGTTGCGGCCATTCCGGCAGGAACAAGTGGATCATGTCTTCCGCCGGCACGCGCACGGTCTGGCGCAGCGGCACGCTTAGCGCCGCGGGGTCATCATTCGGCACGTGGCTGCGCATCCAATAGGCAGCCGGGCGGCCCATCGGCGTCAATTCCACGCCGGCGCGCACCACATTGCCCTGCGCCGTGCCTTCCGGGCGGCCATTACGGTCAGTTTCAAGCTGCGAAGGGTCCAGCATTTCAAGCTGGAAGCCGTATTCGCCAGCGCGGTGCAGGCGCAGCAGCGCTTCACCATCACGCGCCACCGCCAGCATCACCAGGCCGCACAAATCCACCCAGGAATGCCGGCCCGTGACATCGCAATTGCCGCGGCGGGACCAGCGCGCGAATCCCGCTTCGATACGGTCATTAGCGTTCTGATCCATGCCCACGCCGCGGTCATTCTTCACTTGCATTTGCAGCGTGAAGCCCTTGGGGCCCACCACATTGCGGCGCAGGCTTTTCAGGAAGCCTGCCGTATAGCCTTCATTCTGCGCCAGCCAGCGGGACCGATTGCGCAGCGTGTCCAACTGCCAGCGAATATCGCGGTTGGGCGCAAAGCCATAGCCGCCAGGCAAGTCCGCCAGCAGCCGCGAAGGCTGCGCTGCCAGCCAGCCGCTTTGCCCGCGCTTGCCTTGCGGCGCCGCTGCCCAAGTGGCAACCGCACCTGGCGCGCGGAGCAACGCAGGATCAGCCTTGCGGCGGCGGAAGAAGTCCAGCAGCGCCATTTCAGCCCCTTCCCATGCGCGTCAGCACGCGCCTGGTGCGCGGCCGGCCCGATGCCAGCGCGTTTGCTTCGTTTTCGCGCCGAGCTTCGGCCTGATAATAGTCGCGCAGCGCCAGCAATTCCGGGATCGGGATGCGCGCGATTTCGCGATCACCGATCTTGATGCTGCGCTGATCCTTGGAAGCGCTGCCTTCCAGCATGGCTTCAATCGCAGCCAGGGTGCGCGTGGCGTGGCCGCGCAGATCACCCGTGATGGTCGCCGGGTTCGGCAGGATAAAGATGGGCGCGCTATAGACCTGGAAGCGTTCAGCGGCCTTCGTCACCCAACTGATCAGCGTGGCCGGCACCCCGCGCGCGCTGATGGTAAGCCCGCCGGTTGCCGCCGCCGTGAAGGTCACCAGAAAACCATCAGTTTCCGTGGTGGCGATTACGGAAAGCGCCACGCCATCACCCACCACGCGCCAGCTATTCGCCCAGCCCGCGCTTGCCGCATATTCGGCATTCGCCCAGCGCCAAGCCCATGTATCGCCCGCAGCCACACGGAGCGGCGGAGCATCCAGCACTGCCATGCGGTGTTTCCCTCAGAAGCGCGCGGCGAGACCGGCGCGGTTTTGCTTCCAGAAGCGGCTGCGCCCGGTTTTCGCGGGCGGCGGCGGCCTGGTGATGGGTTCTGGCGCTTCCGGCATGTCATCCGGCGCCAATTCTTCGCCAGCCAGATCATCCGGCTGGTCGGCAATGTCCAAAGCGGGCTGCATCGCGCGCTTGGCGGGTTGATACAGCGTCAATTCCCGTGCGGCGCGCGCCCAATCTGCTTCTTGCCAGCGGTCAATCCCAAGCAAAGAAGCCGCCGCGCGGGCATAAACACGGCCATCAAGCGCTTCGTTTCTTTCCCGGGTTTTCACCCATTCCTGCCGAAAAACACCGGCGCGGACCTTGTGACGCCGGATTTCTTCCGAAACCAACTGCCGGCAGATTTCTTCGCCGGCCAAATGCTCCGGCAAAAACACATATCCGGGCGGATAAGGCGCGCCGCTTTCAGCCGTGGGTTTTTCCAAGCGG